GTATAGATGAAATATCTCCGGATAGAACAGAAATTAGACTTCGAGCAATTGATGCGGATAATCCTGAATTTTTAACTCAAATTACTTCATATGTTCAAAACGTTAAACAAACTACAGATAGATTTTATAAAAACTATTTATTAAATTTTAGTAGAAATAACTGCGTTTTATTTGTTAATAGTGTTGTTATTGGAGAATATCTTTACGTTAAATTAGCAGAGCCGCTTTCTGCAAATATCGATATAGATTTTAAATGTTGGGTAGTTGAAGAACAAAAAGATACATATATAGATCGCGTTGCAATATCTGCTAAATCATTTGTTAAAACATTTAATACTTTATCAAATCCAAACTGGCAAGCATCTGATTCATTTACTTTATCATCTGAAACAAATTTTAAAACTTGGAATGACTTATTAGGTGCATCGACTCAAACATCTCAACAAATTGTAGATACATATTTTTCTGGTAGTTTATCCGGAATACAATTGAATATTGATTATTCAGATTTTAATAACTTTATATTTTATAGTTCAGCAACAGAGCGTTTACAAAATTTTAAATATAAATTAAGTTTATTAGAATATTATACATCTCAAAGTGCTTTAATATTACAAATATCCGGTGCTAATGCCCAAGCTAATGCTTTAGAATATGATACATATCAAACAAATTTAATAGGAGGATTTGATGCGTTTGAAAAATACTTATATTATGAATCTTCTTCTAAATTAACAACATATGATATTGCAAAAGAAAATGCAATTGCCCCAGATATAACTGGTAGTTATATTCAACCGACTCCAAAATCATCTGCAATTTATCCGTATATATTATATTCTGTAACAAGTAGTCAATTCACTAATTGGTTTGATGCGGTACTTACTACAGCATCATTATATGATTCATATAATTATAATTCATTAGAATACAGGATTCCCGAATATATTAGATTTGATAGTTCAAAAACTAATATTATAACATTTGTTAGAATGTTAGGACATCATTATGATATCTTATATTCTTACATAAATCATATGAATCAAATTCATAAACGTGTAGAAAATCCTAAATTAGGTATGCCAAATGAATTGCTATATTCTGTAGCTAAACAATTTGGTTGGACTTTAACCCATGGAAATCAACAACAAGATTTATGGTCATATGTATTAGGTACAACCGAAGATGGTATTCCGCAAACGGGATCAAACTCCGTAAATGGCGTTTCGGTATCAGCTAAAGATCGAACATATGCAGTATGGCGTAGAATTGTAAATAATTTGCCATTACTTTTAAAATCTAAAGGTACTAAACGAAGCGTTCAAGCATTACTATCATGTTATGGAATTCCACAATCAATGATATCAATCAATGAATATGGTGGCCCTAGACTAGAAAGAGCTCCAGTATATGAAAAATTAAATTTTGATTATGCATTAGATTTAAGTGCAAGTGCTGCAGGCTTAGTTACCGTAAACTATAATCAGCCTATAAATGCAGTTGAACTACGTTTCCGAACAGATGATATTGTAGCAAACCCATTTATCCCAAATACAATGAACTTGTTTACAATAGGGTCAAATACAGTAACAATTGATTTTACTAGTGGTAATAAAGGTACTATGCAAATCAATGGAGTTGATTCTGCTCCAATTGAAATTTATAATGACGAATGGCTTACGACAGTATTAAGAACGAATGGGTCTAATTTAGATTTAATAACTAAAAAATCTAAATATGGAAAAATTGTAGCAGCAGTATCGGCTTCTGCGGTTGCTTCATTCTCTGCACCAGGTACATTAACATTAGGTAGCACAACAGGAGGGAGTAGATTCGTTGGCCAACTTCAAGAATTACGTTTATGGTCTTCTAGTTTGCAAGATTCTGCATTCGATAATCATGTAAAAGCTCCTGCAGCGTATAATGGTAATGTAGATGCATATGACGAATTAACGTTTAGATTGCCACTTACGCAAAAAATAAATCACGCATTAACTAGTAGTTTACCAGGGGTTCAACCAGTATCATCTAGTATTTCCGCATCATTTACCGGATGGTCTTTATCATCACCATATGATTCATATGAAGAAACATATTATTATGATGCTATCTCTTTAGGAGCTGGAACATTTGATGACAATAAAATACGTATTGAATCAAATGTATTAGTAGGATCGTTAGATGTTAAAACTAGAGCAGAACGTAGCCAATTTGATAAAGCCCCATTAGACAGCAAAAAATTAGGAGTATATTTTTCTCCACAAACGATGATAAATGAAGATATCATTGCACAACTTGGATTCACAGATTTAGATCAATATATTGGTGATCCGGGAGAAGAAGAAGATAAATCATATCCAAGATTAGTTCAAGCTGCACAAGGATATTGGAAAAAATATGCTGACAGAAATGATATTAATGCATATATTAAAATCTTTACATTATTTGATTTATCTTTCTTTAAACAACTAGAACAACTACTTCCAGCACGAACAGACAAACTTACAGGTATATTAATTCAGCCAAATGTATTAGAACGAAGTAAAGATACAATACTTCCTAAACTAAAACAATTTGATTCTAGTTATTCAGTTATTATCGAAGAAACTCAGCCAACTGCATCTGGAGATTATTTGCAATACCTAGGTTCGGTAGACGGAGATATTTTATCTATATCTGCAATTGATGATGATCAATGGCAAATGTATTTAACTGCATCTCAAGCTAAAAAATATGATGGTACTACATATTCATATGAGTATTTAATTAGATCTGGAAGCACATATATTACTGCATCTAGTCCGTATTGGCGTAGTGAAGGTTTATGTCCAACTATAACATCGTCTGTATTATCAGAATTCACTGAATATAAAATTATTTTAAATTCTACATCTAGTTATAAACCATCACAGTTTATTGATTATGTTCCTACAGGTATTGATAATCAACGTTACTCTGGTGCAAAACTTACATCGCCTGGATTTAATATTGCATCGACACAGACAACAGATGGAGGACCGGTGGTAGAATGGCGAACGTCAAATCCAAATCAATTAATATACCAAAACAACGGAGAACAAGGAAGTTTTGTATTGGTATAAAATTTATAACGTGTATATTTATATGAAATAAGGTTAAAACATTATGGGATACTTAGATAATTCTAGCGTTACGATCGACGCAATTCTAACATTAAAAGGTCGAGAATTACTTGCAAAGGGCGGTAATGCATTTCAAATTACGCAATTTGCATTAGGCGATGATGAAATTGATTATTCATTATGGAATCCAGATCACCCTCTAGGAACGGAATATTATGGTACTATCATAGAAAATATGCCAATTACGGAAGCCATACCAGATGAAACTCAGGCTTTAAAATATAAATTGATTACATTGCCAAAACAATCAACTAATATACCGGTAGTTACGGTAGGTAATACCGCAATTACATTAGCAGCACCAGGGGATAGTTCCGTTATTGCTCCTAATACAAGCAACTTCCAAGGTGGAAATGCTAATTTAGGTTATACAGCAATTTTATCAGACTCGACAGTATGTGATATTCAAGTTACTAGAGCATTACAGAATTCAACACTTCCAACAACGCCACGTTTTATTGGAGATAATGAAGATGCACAAAGTGTAGCAGTAGCAGGATTTGAATTCCGTATTGTTGCTAAGACGCAATTAATTGAAGATAAAACTGCAACTATTACTGTAATTGGTAATGAAACTGGTGGTAGTGTAACTATTAATGTAACTGTTAAAAAAGCAACTACGGCAACTTTATAATAGGTTAAAAAATGAATTATACAAAATTAAAACAACAACCGAGACAAGGCGGCGTTCCTAGAGCTAATGCCGTTAACGTTATTCGAGAGAATCAACAACTTCGAGATGAAAACCGAGTTTTAGCAACAACTAATAACGGTATTACAGAACAAGTACGTCAATTAGCTCAACAGCTAGCAAATCAAATTGTTGCAGAACAACAACAAACACAAATATTAGCTCGTAACGGTAGAACATATACTAAATTTGATGCAGTTAATGATGTTATTTCAAATCAAACAGAAACTGTTACGGCAGGATTATGGTCTGACAATGTAGCTAGTTTAGAAACATATTTTACGAGCTCGGCTCAAACTATATCACAACGTAGATATTATGTAGATGTATATCATAAAGCTACTACAGAAACAGGTTCGGCAGTACAATTTTCATTGGCATTTGGTCACGCATTAGGTAGTGGTTCTGATTCACAAGGTCAACTTAATGATTCTCCTAGTAAGGCAATTTATTCACAATACCGACAACTTTTACTTTCTCCAACTGATACTCGTTTTACTACAGCTGGTTCTGGAAGTACTGACTATATTTACGTTGTTAACTTTAAACGTAACCGATTAAAAGAACGTTTAGATGCAGGTAATTTTGAATTACCACTACGTAGTATAAGTTCTCGAGCTTTAAATGCAACAGGGTCAGTTGTTACAGGGTCATCACTTATTACACTTATCGATGATTCATCAATTTCATCAGCTACAGTTGGCGATTCTGGTAAAATTTACAATATCGTTTCTGGTTCAATTAATGGAGGAGTATTTAATCCATCTGCTCCTATATATTATGGTTTAGTATATCCAGATTATGGAACAATGATATTAGACGGTAAAATGTTAGATCAACAATTAGGATTTGCTACAAATACTGGTTCTAGTTCAGAAGGTAATAATCATTTTGTTTTATTTCATTCTATTTCTGGTTCAGCCATGGTTACTAATCCAGCAACATCGGATCCATATGGTTTCTTAGCACGTAATTCAGAAAAAGTAACAAGTACACATTATTTTGTAAGAGTAAAAAATGCAGAATATAATTTTTCTAATAATCCTTCATATGTTTCCGGAAGTGTTGGACAAATAGCACAATCAACATTTATTGGAGATCCTAAAACATATATTACAACAGTTGGTTTATATAATGATTCTCAAGAATTATTAGCAGTTGCAAAACTTTCTAAGCCATTATTGAAGTCATTCCAGCGCGAAGCATTGATTAGAGTTAAGTTAGATTACTAATAATCATCAGTAATTTGAGCCCGTTATATTTATATGTATAACGGGTTTTTACTATCATGGCAGAATCAAAAATACAAGAACAAGATATATATGCAGGAGTGTATCCGACGGTCTTTAAAAAGATCAATTCGTCCGATGTAAATGTAACTCCTTTTCAAACATATAAATTGTGGACTGTTATATCTGGTAGTAGTACGGCTAGTGCATTGCCATTACAAGCTATTTATTCTGATATTAATATATTACCAGCATTGGGTACTAGTTTAACATTTAATGATGCTAGTAATATTGATGGTTCATTACAATCTATTACATATTTTTCTATCAATCATTTATATTATAAAAATAAATTAGAACCTATGAAAACATATGGGCCGACTGATTTAAATAAAACTAAAAAATTTCTATATCAGTCTGCATCTATACTTTCATTTCCACAAATACGAGTTGGCGAAGGAATAAAACCATCATCATTTTTATTAACAGCAAGTTTTGAATCTGGTAGTATATATGGAATGTCGTATTATGGCACAGGTTCTTATAATATTACCGTTCCTATTTATATAAAATCAGATCGTTACGGTAATTTATATGATGCATCATTTAATACTAGCTCAATTGTAAATCAAGTTAAGTGGTATGAAGGTTTCAATGAGTATTTTGATACTAGCAGACTTAATTATAATTCAATTGGAATTACATACATACCAGGAATAACTACATCAAATGGATATCAAGGACCAATTGGCAATGCGGCAAAATTTGATGGTACTGGTTATATTAAAACTACATTAGATGGTTTATATGACAGAAACCATGATTATGCTATTTCATTTTTTATTTCGGCATCTAATACTGGTACAGATAAAATTATTGCAACAAAAGCTACTAGTTCATTAACACCACAATATCCATTTAGAATTGCATTAAGTAGTAGCAATCAAATTGTATTTTCTGCTGCAGGTAGTACCGAATTTAAAGCTGAAATTACTTCATCTACAACAACTACTTCATGGACACACATTGTATGTCAAAAGTCAGGAAGTGAATTGCAAATGTATGTTAATGGAATATTACATGCTTCTGCATCAAATGTATTATTAATTGATACTAATTCTCCATTTACCGCATCGGCACGAATCGATAATACACACCCATTGTTCATCGGTGGATTTGAATCGGATTTAAATTTATCAGGCGTATTAGATGAAATTAGAATTTATAATAAATCTTTAACATCTACTCAAGTAGGCTATTTAGAAAATCGAGCAGAAGGAGGCACGTTTTTACAAACAAATCATGTAGGTAATGTATTTTCTAAACAAGGTATTGCAATTATATCTAGTGCCGATTATCGTTATAATAACGTATTAAATTTGCCGTATACGGCATCATATCGTAGTACTAAAACTATTTATGAAATGGGTATAACTGCTAAAATAGATTCTGGAGATTTTAATATATCATCTAATTTGTCATTAACTGCAGATGATGATATATCTTTCAAATCGTTTACTACCGGCAGTGTATTTGCTCCATATATAACTACGATTGGATTATATGACAACGCCGGACAACTTTTAGCAATTGGCAAATTAGCACAACCCGTACGTAAACGTTCGGATGTTGATATGAATTTTTTAGTACGAATAGATTTAGATAGAAATATATCATGATACGATTAAAACAACTTTTACGAGAATTATCTGAAAATGAAATAAATCGTTTACTAGATAAAATTAGAAATAAACAATTCCGTTTTATAGGTAGCGGCGATAATGGCCGCGTATATGAAATCGATGGAGAAGATAAAGTTTTTAAAGTTACTACAGAACGAGATGAGTATGAAGTAGCAAAAATTATTACAGGTAGATGGAATGAATTTACTACATTCATTCCGGTGTATTATGTAAATGATAAAGAACATATGTTTATTATGGCTAATGCAGATATACTCCCTGAATCTGATAAACAAATGATTGACGATTTCATGAAACGTTATGGAAATTTTGCTCGAGCAGAAGGTGGAGAAGTATCAATATTTGATTTTTTAGATGCAGATGGAGCTCGCGATACAGATGTAAAATTAGTCAATTATTTACGTGCGTTGCAACAAGATGTTCAAAAAACTGGAATATCTGAGTTCGATCTAGATTTAGATTTTAGATCCGAAAATTTAATGTTGTGGAACGAAAAAATGGTATTAGTTGATTGGTAAATATTTATATAAAAGAAATTAATATGATACGTCTTAAGAGTTTACTAATAGAACAAAAAGGTACGGTTGTTGTAAAACAGTCTCCGAATAAACAACAAAATTTAGCTGCAAATATATATAGTTTTTCATTTCGCGTTAAGGAGATTTCTAAAGAAAAACGAGCAGTAGGTGATGAAAAACAATGGATACCTTTATCTATAGAAGATGTATTAGAAACGATTGGGGAAAATGGATCAGTTGGAAAAACTTCTAGATTTGCTAATGGCAATTACTATTATATCTTTGGACAGGATTTACGCAAAAAAGAAAAACGAGAAGTATATGATGTTTTAATTTTAGCTAAACAACGACAAATTGATGTTATTGATGGTAAACGAATTTATTCTAATGTAAAAGATTATTTACGTTATGCACCACCGGTAATTGGAAAACTTGGAAATAGTGATGTAATTTCATTCAAAGATTTTTATAATGCAATTGATCCTAATTCAGATAAAGGCGAAAAAGCAGATGACGGAACTAAAATTACTGGTAAGTACTTACGTAAACTTGTAGGAGAAATTGTTGATCCAAAAGGTGTAGGTGCTATTGAAGCTGAAAAAGATTTTCCAGAATCTGAAAAACGAAGAAAGGCACAAGAATTAATTCAAACTCAACAACAAGAATTTAAAACATATAAAGATAAATGGTATTGGAGACTTGATGATAAAACGAATCCGAACGACCCAACATATTATCTTATAAAATTTGATAGCGTAGCAGATGGTTATGTTAAATTGTCTGAATATATTGTAGATAAAACAAAAGGTTTACAGCCTAGACAAACATACGATTTAGGAAATAAAACTATTGCAGCTATAATGCAAGATTTTTTATCAGATTCGCAAATATATATTTCGGTACCTGAATTTTCTGCTTTACAAGATCAAAAAACGACCGAGCAGTTTAATACAATGTCTAGTTATGCTAATAGATCAATTTCTAATAAAGCTGATGTTAAGTCGTCTGATTCGGAATCTAAAGATAAAACTACAACAAAATATCTTTTATCATATAAATTTAAAACTCATGGATATAAACAATTAACAAAACAAGATATATTAGACGTATTTAAATTGCAAGGTACTGAAGCAAATAATTTTTCGTTGCAATCTGTAATGAAAACGGGAAGTTTAGCAACTATGATTATCCAAGTTTTATTAAAAAAAGAAATTATTCCAAGTCTAAAAAAACTTGCAAGTTTTGATGAAATTAATAAAATTTGCGTAAATGACAAAGGCGTATCTGTTATTGATAAATATGATTCCATTGCAGAGCCAGTCGATGGCAATTTTGGAACAGTATCTCAAAATCTTATGCAAGCTGTACATTATATTTCAAATAATAGTACAACTAAAAAATGGAATGCGTATTATAATGTTGCACAATATAGTTATCCAACGGCAGGTTTTTTACGACAGAATTTTGGTACGGAATTTAACCGTGTGTCTAATATTCAAGAATCTAAAAATATTTCTCTTAAAGCTTTATTATTTGAAAAAAATAATTTAACATATGATAGGTTATTTGAACAATGGATACCTGGCGATACACTTGTAGATACGCCTGCAGGCGTAATTGATGTTGGCCCGGAGCAAGATAAAAAAACTAGTGATACTGTTGATTTACAAAAACCAGAAACTGGTATAAAACTTATATTAATATCAGGGTTACATGGCGAAACTAGTCCGGGATATAAGTCTCTTAGAGAACAATTGGCTTTGATCGAAAAATATTATAAAAGTCGTAGTCACGTATTCTCATGGGAAAATGCTAGAGATATCAACACCGATAGAACAGCTTTAAGTGAATGGTTAAAAACTAATCCTAATGCGCAAGTTGTTTGTTTTAGTAAAGGATGTGAATTTGCTTCGGAAGTTGCAGATGCTATGCCTAATGACAATAATTTATGGATCGTTGAACCAGGCGGAAGTGTTACAATTCCTGCAAGTGTGCCGAAGAATCATGTTATATTAGGTCCAAATCCACAACGTGGTTCTGAAAATTTTGAAGAAGGTAATTTACGTACGCCGGATGGTGTAGATCATTGGGGCTCTTTAGAATATGTTGGAAAATTATTAGCTGGTACTGGCGGTGGAAAAAAGGATCAAACAGATACAGATAATGTTGACCAAGATGATAAAAAACAAGACATTAAATATACTCCAACTCCTGGAAGAGATCTTAATAAGATATTTGCTACCCATGGTGAAGAATATACTGATTCTTTAATTAAAACAAAATTTGGGTATGAAATAACTTTAAATGCAAAATTAATATTAGGTCGTTTTTTTGATTTTGATACAATTGATTATGACAGTTTAGAATTATATTTGCGAGAAGATGGTACTATTCAACTTAGCACACTAGTTACAGGAGCAGTACTTTTACGCGGAACCGGAGCTGGTTGGTCTAATCAAGGTAAATCGTTAGCTGTTACTTTATATCCAGATGATTATCCACAAACTGTATCTGTAACAGGAAAGAATTTATCAGATTCGATTGTAAATGCTTTGAAAAAATGGAAACTAAAACCAGAATATGGGCCTATGGGCGGAACGCCTGGGGGAATTGGATTTTCTCCATCTCCTCCGGGAACATTTTCAGCTTCAGAAGCAGCTAGAATTGCATCATATATTAGAAAAATAGAAGTATGGCCTGAAGGTTGGTTAGGTGTTAAACATTCATTTTCTTCTATTAAGAATTTTTAAAAGTTTATGCGAAAAAATCACTTTCATAGTGCCGGCAACTCAAAACGAGCTGCAGCGCTAAAACATGGTTATAAATCTGGACTAGAACACGTAGTTGCAGAAGCAATAAAATCCACTCCATATGATTTGAAATACGAGACAGAAATCATAAATTATGTAGTACCTGAGCGTAAAGCAAAATATACGCCTGACTTCGTGTTTACGAAACGTAATGGTCAATTCATGTTTGTTGAAACAAAAGGACGATGGACTACAGCAGATCGCACTAAAATGAAACATGTACTTGCATCAAATCCTGGCGTAGATATTAGAATGGTATTTCAAAATCCTAATCAACGATTATCGAAAACAAGCAAAACTACTTATGCTGAATATGCATTAAAGTTAGGTATACGTCATGTTGCAAAGAAAGATATTCCTGCAGAATGGCTCGGAGAATGCCTTAAATCGGGCGAAAGTCCAATAAATACGAAACGTTTTTTTGGATAAGGTTTGATTTTTAAAATATTTTTAATATATTCATGTAATATTAATGAAATTTATTTAATTAATAGATTGAATGTAATGTTAATGTAATTAATGTAATGAAATCGTTTGATCAGGAATGAAATGTATGTATCAAACATATATTATAATAATTAATTGGATATCTTACAGCATTTTCATATATTAATAATATGGAGAATCTAAAATTACTTCAATTATTGGAATCGGTATTAGGTAAAGGAAAACCAACATCCGGTGGTAATATTTCTTTCTTTTCTCCATTTACTTCACATTACAAACCAAAATTAGAAATTCGTTTAACTCCTGATGCTTCCGGCAATTATACTTGGCATTGTTGGATTTCTGACAAAAAAGGTAAAAGTATAACTACTTTATTTAAGCAATTAAATTTACCTAAAGAACGACATGAACAACTTAACCGTATAATTGAATCGACAAAATATCGAGTTCCGATCAAAGAATCTAAAGTTAATGAAACAATTCAATTACCGGCAGAATATGCACCAATGTGGATTAAAAAAAATACACCTGATTATCGCAATGCAATGCATTATTTGCTTAATAGAGGTATTACAGTTTTTGATATTTTAAAATATCGAATAGGATATTGTGAATCTGGAGAATATTCCGGTAAAATAATTATTCCTAGTTATAATAAGGACGGACAATTAAATTATTTTGTTAGCCGAGCATTTTACAAAGCAGATAAATTCAAACATAAAAATCCAAAAATTTCAAAAGATATAATTGGATTTGAAATGTTCATAAATTGGTCACAACCAATTATACTTTGCGAAGGTTCATTTGATGCAATTGCAGTTAAACGCAATGCAATACCATTATTTGGAAAAATAATTCAACCTGCATTACAAAAGAAAATTATAGAAGAACGAGTTAGAAACATTTATATTTGCTTGGATGCAGATGCGTTGAAAAATGCATTAGCAATAGCAGAAAAATTTATAGCTGAAGGACTTAATGTTTATTTTGTTGAATTGCAAAGTGAAGATGCTTCAGAATTAGGATTTCGGCAAATTACAGAAATTATAGAAAATACAGACATTTTAACTTTTGAGCGCATCATGGAGCTCAAAATGGGATTGATATGGACATAAAACACATTGACACTGGAATTGAAACTAT